TTCTCTTTACGGATAGTTTCAAGCTGCCGTATGATTCCTTTTAAGTCAGCTATAGCACTCGTAACTGACGTATGCCAGTTAAGGATACTAATGGCCTTTCTAAGCTCTTCTTGACTAAGCCCATCGACATCGGAGTTCTCAGTTAAAAGTTGGCCGTCAAGCAGCGTAGCATTTGCCGGAGAAAAATCATCCCGGTTCTCTTTTAGAAAGTCAAGAGCTTCTTCTATAGCGGCTTTGGTATCGCTGATGTCCTCGTCGGGAAACACGATACTTTGGTACCTGATAAGCTGGTCGCTTAAGTCTTCAATAACATTTTCAATCGTTTCTTGTATATCAGTAGAAACAGCGGCCTTCTTAAAGGCCTCTTCCAATATATCAACTGCGTCTCTTGACACTGACTCAAAGGACCGCAAATTCTGGAAGGGCACGCCACGAAACAGCAGCCCAGACAAGGGTGATAACGCTGTTCTGTAATGCTCAGCAATGGCAAAAGTTTTAGTGAAGTACAGGCCCCAGCCATAGCCTTGAGCCCCTTCGCCGGTACCAACATATTTAAGCAGGAACTCACGGATTCCCTTTGTGTGGGTTCCGTGGTATGCTGACTGGGGGAGAGCAAAGCCCTCAGGTGCCTTACCAGAAGTGATGTTGTCAATCCGGCTTTCAAGGAATGACATTTTGTTAGGATAAAGTTCAGGATTTGCCTCGTGCATGCGCGCGCTAAAAGCAGCAAGCACTGGCATCATCTGGTCTACTTCTTCGGGCTTGTAGTTTGTCTGCTCCAGCAGCTGCTCTCTTAGCTCGATAACCCGGAGATCACTTTCCGCGTCTTTGCTCATCCGTTGGTATTCATCAAGGAAGAAGTTGAAGTCTACAAAAGTTTGCATCTCGTTAGCGGTGAGAGCATTTTCTGAGAACTTCATGTTCTTCTCAAGTCCTTGGTACTGGTCCTTACCAAGGATGTGGGTGGCGACTTTAGCGGTATCCGCTTCAATAAACCCGCCTACCTCGAGAGCTTTCTGAAGGTCGGCTTCTCCAAGGCCCAGTGTAGACAAGAACTCTTTAAGGCCCTCCGGGTTATCGCCAAAATACTCTGCAACTTGTTCAGCTTCAATAAGAGTTGTTGCTTTGTTAGCTGGAGTTGTACGCTGCATGAAAGACTCAAAGCGGATAGGATTCTCCTCTCGCATCTTTGATTCTTTTACTGCCTTGGTAAGTTCCAAGATAGCTGCAGCGTCTTTGCCCCGGTTACCACGAGTACGATAAGCGTCCATCGTGGTAGTTATAGCGCTACCGCCGCCAATGACTGGGCCAATAGCATAAGCGGCTTCTTTCATTTCATCGAGAGATTCGTCAGCAATTTCACCGAGAGTCCGCTCTGGGAGAGTAACGTCTGAGAACTTTTTGCCTATTTCTTGCGAGCCCAGGGTAACCGCGCGCTGAATGCCCTCTGTCATAACCTCCCATGAGAATGCCCCACCCGTACGACCGACGTTCTTGATGATAGCTTCTCTCATAAGATCAGAACGCAGAGCTTCTCTAATCTGTGAGCGGGTCAAGTTACGCAGGCCCGGCATGACTCCCAGAATTTTGCTAGCAGCCGTGTATTCAAGCATAGCATTGATAGTGCCTGCCGCCAAGCTAGAAGCTATGATAATATCTTTTTCAATTGGTGTACCATAGTCCCCCTGCATGAGTGACATTTCACGCATAGACTCTGCGGACTCAAGAAGGAGCATAGCTTCTGCGGCGCCAGCTTTGGCACCCATTGCAAAACCAGTAGCCGCACCAACTGCGCCGGTGACTGCCGAGCCAGGACCAGTAGGAGCTCCAAGAGCGGCTCCAGCTGCGCCAGCTAAGAGACCCATTTCAGAGCCGCGTCTCAGAGTATTAAGAACCACAGGAGCAACGGACCCACCGAGGAATCCACCAACAGCATGAGCGATATGCCCAAGCTCGTCTTGTGGGGCTCCTACAAAAGACTCAGCGTTCTTTTCGAAAGCCTTAATGGCTTCTTCGTTATCAACGCCGTAAATAAGCTGGTCGTAGTACAATTTAGCGCCTTGAGTGTTCTCCCAGCCTTGAGAGACTCCCGTTCGGAAAAGGTTCCATAAACGTTCAATTCGACCAAGAACGCCCAGATCTTGACGGGCTGCTACCAGGTTATGCGGGTGCTCGAGGGCCCACATAGCAGTAGACTTATGCTTTTCCAAAAGTTCGTATGGATTAAAATCAACAGCAGCCATATGGTCATTGAACTGCTTAAGATCCCTATTAACCACAACTGGATCTATACGGAGCTTTTGGCCAATAGCATCAGCTTTTGCGACGTGCTCAGGAGTAAAGTCACGAGTTGCATTAGCTAAGCCCTTGAGCTGCATGGCGTGATACCAGGAGCGCTGTTGGCTTGCCAGGGAGAACGCGGCGCGCTTAGCTTTATCCTCGTCAGCGTATACACCGAAATGCTGGCCTTCATCATAGGCCTTCTGGAGATCCTCGATTTTTGCGCCAGCTTTATCCATCTCAGGGATAAGAGCATAGCCCTCTTTAGTCGCAAAAGGAGTGAGGCCTATGGAGCGTTTAACTCGGCCTTCTTCAGTATCTTCCTCTGGGAACGGGAACTCACGAATGTCAAGAGCACTCGGAGTAACGTTTCCAGGATATGCAAGTCCTTTAGTAGACTTGATGGTAATCGACATTAGATGTCTCCCATGAGGGCTTTGAATTCCATCTCGGTCATCGACTTCCGAGTCATTAACTCATAGTGCAGCCGTTCCAGTTCCTGCGGAGTGTCGAGCAGTCTAAAATACTTTGTAAGGAATTCCGCTTGATCTGTCTTACTGTCTGGATTGAATTCGTTAGCAGACAGCAAATTGAACTCAACTAGGCGCTTCATGATAGCTTGAAGTTTCTGGGATTCCATGGGGTCCGTGAAACTAATAGAGAGTGGCGAACCACTCTGGATAGCCTTAGCGGAGTGCGCCATTGTTTGCGCGACAGACTGCCTGTTGTACGCGCCACCAGTAAACCAGAAATCACCAGTGTCGACCTCGAATCTTTTGAGAGTGAAGTCGCGGAGAGCATCATTGATAAACTGTTTAGACTTGATTTCTTGAGGATTTATTTTCAAGTCATCCTCAATAAACACTAAGAAATGGCCAAGGTCTTTGTCCTCGAGACCATATGAAGGCATCATTGCTCGAATCACCGACATATCGTCAGAAGTAACTCGGCTAGCCGATTTTTCATTTTTCTGCCAGGCGTCAAAATCATCAAACAAGCTCAGCATCGTTTCCTGCGGTATAACTTCACCAAAGTGGATTACTAAATCCAGGTGGCTATTTATAGCGCCGGTTTTAATGGCTGCTTTTGCTTCGGCTACTTTCTCAGGATCAAGAGGAATCTTTTTCTCTTTGAGGTCGGCTTCAAGGCTATTGTACTGAGCTTCCAGACCTTTGCGTAGAGCTCCTTGAAGATGCCCAGGAAGACTACTAATGACACTTCTAAGAGCTACAAGGTCCTTAGTATTAAGGACATCATAGAACTTTTTGATATAGCCGTTAGCTTCATCAGTTCGTTTTTTATTTTCAATGTAATCAGCATCGGCTCGAAAAGTACGGAGTCTCTTTTCAACTTCGATCCGAATTTCAGGGTTTGATATTGTAGAAGCCATCTCCATTTGCTGAGCAAAGTCATCAGTGGCATTCAGAATCTGATCAGTATTTGCGATTACCTGAACTTTTCGGTATTCATCATCGACCGTTGCTACAAGAGCTGTATAAGTTTTCGGATCCATAAATTCACGCGCTTCAAGTAAAGCGTCGTCAGCCTTTTGGCCTTTCTTAGCTTGGCCAATAATATAAGCTGCGTACATTGAGCTACGCGTTCCAGCTCGCATAGCGAGCTCTTGAGCCTCGGTCATGAAAGGTTTTGTTGAATCAATGAGATTGCCGGCACTGCCAATCTCCCGCTTAAGGTCATCAATGGTACCAAGGGTACCTGCTACATTGACATGGTAAGTCAAAGCTTCTTCGGTCTTAGCAGTTCGATAGACCGCTTCTTCTTTAAAGACCCTTTGCTGAAAAGCGTCAAGAGCAGCAACTTGGTTGGCATCCCAAGCTAAGCTAAGCCGACGCATGTATTCTTCGTCCCCGCTATAGCCTTGAAGAAAGCTCTGCTTAAGCTGAGTGGCTCTATTACGATAGCTAATCGGGGCCTTCTCAAAGTCTTCTATGTCTTTGAATTCAGCGTTAAGTTCCTGAAAAGCCTGAGCTATACTGATATTAGCTTGGGCCAGGTCATTGCGTTCCCGTACTTCTTTACGCAGGCGATAGGCTTCCGTAACTGTACTAGCTACGTTACCAAGGCCAGAGCTAAGAGCTCTTCCGCCCCTAGCTAAAGCCTCAGACCCCAGACTAACGGTAGGAGAAGTCGGACCAGCAGTCCTTGTAGACACAATAGGAATTCTATTATCGGCCATAACCGACTCTCCCTATGCCCGCGTTATGTCTAGCCTGTGACCAATTAGCGTAGCCCTGACCAGAGGGGGTCATGTTCCCCGAGAAGTTACTCGGACCGCCAGTAGACCCCTTGGCATACAATGAAAAAGCGCTTGCACCGGTGTCAAGTATGTTTCCAAACAGCTGGCTATTACGCGAGCTAGCCAAGTAAGAAGCTTGATTACCGTACTGCCAGGCCATAATTTGCTGTTGATAAGACTGAGTTCTAGCGTTATTTATTATGGCTGCTTGTTCGGCTTTGCTATTGTAATCCAAGTTACCGAGGTTCATTTCATGGCGTGTTGCCATGTTAGACAGAAGCTCAAATTGAGTACCACCTGACATACCGCCGCCGCTCATAGTAAGGCGCATGCGCGCAGCCTCAGCCTGCTGCTCAAGATTCAGAACGCGCGCCCGCTCATTATACTCGCGTTCCTTCATCTTGCGATCGCGTTCACCTGCGGCCCGGATAATCTCGGCGTTACGTAAAGAAATCTCCCGGTTGCGTTCAGCCTCGTCTTTAGCCGCTGAAGTAGCATTGTACTCGTTAATAGCATTTACTGCCCCAGCAGCTACAACGAAAGCAATTCCAGCAGTTAGAGCCATTAAGCTATCCTCTCATATTTATAGTAGGTGTACCCACCTTCAAACTCTGGCAGTACCTCAGCGAATTCTAGCCCAAAAAACTGAGCCCATCTTTGCGCAGTTATATCGTCTGCCGGGACTATTGCATTTATTTTTTGAAGTCCTTCCATTTTAATTATTTCTTTTAGGCCGCGACGAATAAGTTTATTAACTGTTAGTGCTACAGGTCTTACTTGTACTTCGTCAACAACAGCCCAAGCGTAACCTATTTTATCTTGCAATATCAGCCCTGTACTAAGAATTGGATACTGGTCTCTAAAAAGTGTACAGCTAAAATTTTCAGGCTTTGCTGCTATACGAAAACTCTCTTTCACAGAATCAAAACCCATCCTGCTAAAGTGTTGTAAAACCTTAGCGCTGATAGACATGTTCCATAAGTGTCTTTCCTCAAAAGGCGCAACGCTTAAAATAGCCGTCATGTATCGAGCTCCGGAATTACACACACAACAGTCATAGGAAAGGGATCAGCTTGTCTTATGGTAATTATACCGGCTTCATCATCGGCGCCAGCGGGTGTAATAGTATTATCACCATTAAAGAGCTTAGGAGCCTCGCCCCCAATAATAGGAGCAAGCAGCGGATTGAAAGGCTCATAGCGATCTTCTCTGTCATCATAAGGACAGACTTCACCACCAACAGTGTCTATCACTCGAACTGTCGCTTTCACAATACGCTTGTCTCGAGCTTGCAAAGTAGAGCCATATGTAGGAACTTCTAAACGCATTGGCTGCAGTAAGCTCTGGTATTTGTATCCTACCGTTGTAACTACGGCAGGATTTGCAAGAGTAAGCTTCCCGTCTACGACGGTGTCTTCTCCAAGATAGTTACCGTCAGCCATGATAGAAACACTTTCACCTTCCAAGTACTCTAAACCCGCTATAATAATAGAGGCCTCAGCCCAGTACTCGGTGGGCTGATCCTGAAGAACGGTGGGCACGTCCCAAAGAAACTCAACATCCACTTCAGAAGTAGACGTGTATCCAGTGACCTTAACTCGAGTTTCTTTATTTGCGGTATGCTTTCTTATGAAAAAGGTTTTACCAACGTCGCCCACAACAAAGGGCGTGTGGCCAGTAGCTGTCATAACGCCCGAGCTCCCCGCATCGTATGATGTGGCGGTTAACGTCATAAACTTAGAGCTATCTGTGTTCCATGCATCTGCGCTTTTAGAACAATCTAAGACACGCGAATATCGAGCATCATCGATAAATGGATTCGTGTAAAACTTAGTATCAAAGTATTCAATAAAGCGTTTAAAAACCCCATTAATTTTTCGACGAACTATCATCCATACCTGGCTATAGCCATCACCCGGTATAGAGGCTATGTCTTCAACTGACGCTTCAGTGCCAGCTATACGATGACGGTGCCAAGCAAAGACATCCTGGTCAGGCATGTATGTACAAGCAGCCAAAGTTCCATCGGCCAATACACACCAGATAATCGGATCAGGTTCAGAGGCCCAACACCATGAAACAACTTTAGAGGCAAATACGTGCTCAGCAAGCTGTGTTATATCAACCGCTTTAAACTTTTGAGCCGAGTACTCAAATGGCAGGTCCCTAACAACCTTACCAGTGGGGGACACAAATAGGGCGCTCGCGCCGCCTTCAAGGATACTGAGATCAGAGCTGCCAAAGTTAGACTGTGTCTTTGTTTTGATCGGTGACTCAGCAGACAAATAGTCGCCTTCAATACCCGGTAAGACTCGCTGTTCGGATGAGTTAGTTCCAATAAGCAGGTCTTCTGAACTCATCATCCATTTAATACTAGAAACCTTCGGCGCCACGAGGTCAAAAGAGAAAGAATCATCAGCTAGTATCGGTGTGCTAAAACCGAACGTTTCGTAACGCCTGTCAGTCTTAGAACCGTATATCTGGCGATGAACCGCCATAAGCAGTCGCTGTTCATGAAAGCACAGCGCTGAAGGATAGTGCTTCACGCCGTTATCTTTGTATATGGCGCCGATACGCCATTCACTAGTTGACAAATCAGACTTAAACAGGGATACGGTGGTAACCGTAGCAGTAGCACTAGCAGCCGCGGATGCCATATCAAGGCTGACCCAGCACTTGCTAGTAGTAGGCGTAACAGAGTAAGTGTAGACCCCAGTAGCACTGATAGTCTTCACACTTAAGTAGTTTGTACCGCCGTCTGTAGACCCTGCGTAAACTCGAACCGTATCAGACACTGAATCAATATTAACGGTAAGCGTAAGCGGAATGCCTGGAACAACTGTCAGTTCGAGACGACCAGTTGCTACTCCAGTAGAAGCGTCATTCTGGAACTGCATTCTTTTATTAGCTGCGTCATACGTAATGCTTGCGGTACCGGTGCTCTTGTCAGACCAGCCAGACAGACCAACATCAAAATTTGGGTCGTCAACGTGTTGCTGGCCGAATTCTCCAATCACGTCAAAGACTACTTGGGTTGCCGAAATCCTCGAGACTATTTTACCCCAGCCCCATTGTATAGTTTCAGGGTCGCTAGGGTCTTCATATCCTAGACGAATATGTCTACCAACCCACTCAGCCGTGAAAAAATTAGTGGAGGCCGTGAGAGTTATCCCCGAGCCAGTGTATGCTGAAGGCGTAAAGACTACGGTTTCGTCGCCTTCTTCTCTGGAGAGGTACGGCCCGTCCTTGAAAGCTATCGGCGTACAAGTCCAAGAAGGCGGATAATGAGCCAATCTAGTTATCTTTCCGGGAGCGATATCCGGATGCACAATATACAGAATATCACCAAGTTGATGGTACCGGAGCTTATGAACGTCTTCTTCATCATTAAAACCCGTGAAATAATAATCGGTTCCGGCGTTCTGTAGCAAAGCACCTTTATACCCAACATAAATCCGGTTCTTACCAGATATAAGCATATAGCTGTTATCATTAGAATCGTCGTAGTTAAAAGGGATGAGTTTAAAAGCATAGTCACTATCAAAGACTTCAGCAACTTGAACAGTGCCAGGACGCCGGTACACGGAGCCCTGAGGACGAGCAATAAAGTTTTCTAAGCGCCTACAGCCATGGTAATATTTAGCATGGTCAGTCCGGCCGTCCATATGACGGGACAGCTCTCCCCCGACAAAAGAGTTAATAAGAACCGCAAACGGATGAGATGCTTTAGCTCTAGCCATTAGGCCCTCACGTCCAGGAAGGTTGACGGGCGCTTAGGAACAGGCTTACCAGAAGATTGAGCATCCATGTTTTTCGCTTTACGCATGCGCATGTCATACAGGGTTTCCATGCGCTCTTTTACGCCCTCGCGATTGCTAGTAAGCTTCGGCGCCAGTTTAGCCCCGATACGCGCCGCCAAAGCTGCGCGGGCCGATGGAGACCAGTTATGATAACTCGTGTTGCGATAAATGTACTTGATTTGTACAGTGGTACTTTCATTAGTCAGAAGTTTGTTATCTTCAATCTCATACACAAGGCTGTTAGCGACTTCAACCATGCTAATGAAGTCTTCAGGCAAAGCGAAAACATAACTGTATTCATGGTCAGGAACTTCATTAAGCTTGCTAAGAGTTGCCCTCTTTACCGCGAACTTCCAGGGATGTTCTTCCAGAAAAGCATCTCTTTCATTTTCAAAAATTTCTTTACAGACACGAGTTACCGCGGTCCCTTGATCAAGGCTAGTAATGATGTCTTGGCCGATTTCGACCAACGCGTCATTAACAATATTAGTCTCAGTAGCGGTAGTCATGTCATTCTCCTAGAAATGGGGGCTAGGCTGTCCTAGCCCCCACTAGGCGTTACTTGGTAGGAGCGCTCTTAGCGTCCTTGGCTTCCGTGACGATGAAACCGTAGCTCTCGGCTGCCGCCTTGGCCGCCGCCTTGGCCGCGAGTTCCTGCCGCTTCAGTTCCTCAGCACGCTTCTGACTGACGACGTTGACGCCTTCAAAGTGCTCCGGGGCTTCCTTAAGACCCGGGAAATCAAAGACATCACCAATCTCAAAGTGCCGCCGAGTGCCGTTAGGCATGATCTTTCGGCAAGCGCGAGTACAAATGCACTTCATGACTTGCCTCCTAACGCAGGTAGGTGTTAATGGCCGAGCCGTCGGCCATCTGAGCAGCGACGTACTTCTCGTCCAGGGTGGGAGTGATCCCTGCAAACATGGCACCAGCTGCCGGGTCCAAACCGACCACCGTGTAACCCAGGCGCAGTTCAGCGCCCGTGTTACCGCGAGGGAGTTCGAAAGCGAAGACCTGGCCAGAGTTGAGCTGAGCAAGGGTCAGCGACATGGACCGGATACCGACCCAAGCACTATCAACATACTGCTGCAGCTCCACCGTGAGAGAAGTCAGGTTGTTGAAGTCCTCTTTGGCGTAGAGAACCACGAATCCCTGCCGCCCACGACCCAGGTACTCGGGTACGGCGACAGTGTTTTCGGAGACCGTCGAAGCCGTGATAGCCTGGCCGTCACTAAAAATGCTGTTAACATCAAGAAGCATGGCTGCCTCCTAGTTGGTACAGGTTTGGATCATGTAGTCGAGACCGAGCAATCGAATGTCCTTGAGGGCGGTCCGGTCACAGGAGCGCTGAGGAACCGGAATCACGAAATCGAGAGAACTGTTAGCGTTCCCTCGAAACGTGGGAGTGGCAAAGCCCGGAGCGGACGTGGTGCCAGTATCCGTAGCATTCACGGCGTCTTGAGCAATGAGCGACAGACGCTCCCATTTCATCTGGTCAGCCTGGCCACTGATAGCCGTAACCATCAAAACGGCCAGAATAGCCAGAGCCGTGTAGATGTACTTACGCATGCTAGGCCCCCTACGGGGTAGCCGTCAAAGCGTCTTCCGAAGACATGATGGCGTCTTCCTGGCGAACCGGCATACCATGAAGGTACGGGATATCCTTGGACGCGAACAGCTCGCCGTAACGCAGCTGGACGTTACCAGCGTCAGTGCTTTGCAGCTCAAGGCCGGTCATGACGTCTGTGTTGCAGTACCAGCGAGCGCGTGCCCGCATCTTCACGGGCATCTTGTTCTTGGCGATGATGGTCAGACGATGCAGGTCGATGAACCCGGCTTCGCCCTTCTTGAGGGTGAGCTTCGTCGCGTCAATGTTGCACACGCGAACGACCGCGCGCCAGTCACGGACACAGATGCCCTGGTTCCAGAGGAACGTGTCGACGGCCACATAGTAGACGCCGCCAGTGTCAGCGTTCGTGGCCTTTTCACGGTCGATCGTGCCGTGCTGAAGGCCGGCCGTAGTACCGCGAGGGAAGATGCCGTGGACTTCACGGTCGCCCCAAGCAATGAGCCACATGGAAGTACAGTTGGAACCCGAGCCTCCAGCGTCAACCACGTTCGGAGAATCCTTGTACGGGTACCGCACGTCAAGGCCATCGTAAGCCTCGGGCATGGTACGCTGGTTGCCGTAGAACAGATACGTAGCAGTGGCCTGCTGCATACCTTCGATGTGCGCGCCAGCCTCCGACAAGCGATAGGCCGCCGAATTCGCATTGAGTTCCAGGAGTCGAACATCGATTTCAGACCGGTCTTCCATACGACCACAGACGTCCGTGACGGTCGCCACCTTGGACTTGGTCGGCTGGGGGCCGTCGTACAAGCGAGTAAAAACGGGCGTAGGGATGCCAGTACGAATGGTCGTCTCATGACCATTCGTTTTGTTGCCCATGATCCACGGGATGTCTTCCAGCAGACCGTTGTCCTGCGCCAGCAGCTCGATGATCTGCACGGGAGTGCCCTGTTCGTCGAAGTACATGCCCCACTCGGCAAGAGTGCGAGCGCCAGTGATAAGCTTCATGGTATGCTCCTTAAGGGTTCATGTTGGGATACATTGTTTGAGCCAGGGTAGCCTTGTTAGAGGCCCGATGATGCGTTCCACTGTGCTCAACATTGTCTTCAGTAAACATGGACCCAATAGCGTGGAACACCTGGACAAACGCCGGATTGTTCCCGAATTGTTTCTTGAAATCAACCAAAACTTCCTCCGGAAGCTTGGCTTTAGCCCCAACCACTTCAAAGCCCCGCTTAGCGATTTCTGCGGCTTCCTTAGCTTTCTCTTCGCCACCGAAGGTCTTACTCAACGTGGCGAGAGCCTCTTGCCTAGCAGCCTCAACAGCCTCACTCTGCTTAGCTTCGAACGTTTCCCACAGCTCTTTAGCCTTGCTGTTGTAACCAGCAAGAAGCTTCTGAGCAGCCGTCGGAGGAATGCCGAGTTCGTAAGCCAGGTGCTTAAACCAATCCACGAGCTCGGTATCAACCTCGTCTATTTCATCCACGCTCAACTCGTAGCCTTCAACGGTGTCGGGTACCCCGCTGAGCTTACGCAGCTGCTGCATGAATTCAGTACGCTGCTCCTCGGTAGCTTTTTCAGGCAGAGGCTTAATAGCCTTACCAAGTGTGTCCTGAGCGTGAATGTAGCTCTTCAGGACTTCATGGAGATCCTTGCCTGCGAATTCCTGGAGCTTCGGATGTTGTGCCATAGGGATCTGGGACACAGATCCGTCTTCACTTGCGACATCAATAGTAATGTCTTCGGGAATCGTGGTGAGCCATTCACTCATGAGAATACTCCCTTCCTTTCTGGAATCTGTTCTTGTTCGTTACGTTCTTGCAAGTAGTATTCAATAAACTGAAACAGGGTCATTCGGCCGTACCTGAATTCTACCTGCGTAGACCCACCGTCGAGTGCCGGAACTCTAGGCGAGGGCGCCATGAAACACTGAACTCTTAAAATCTCGAGAACTTCTTTTCCCTCATCGGTAGAGAAAACTCGAGTAAATAGGCGATGAATATCTATCTCGCGCCTAACTTTCATTGGGTCAGGGCTCCTGCAACATTCTTAAGAATGCTACCATCTTCGACCTTTTTACCCAGGGCAGGAGCCACTTGAGCGGCTTCAAGCAGCTGCTGCTGTTGCATGGCCATTTGCTGTTGCTGCTCTCGCATTTGCCTAATGATTGCGACTTGTTCAGGATCGCGCATCATTTCAGCAGGAACGCCTCTGTTAGCTGTGAGAAGGCGAGCGGCCCCGTCAAAAGAGAAGTTGTCAAGAACCGCTTGGTCACACTGAGCCAGAATTCCGATATCCTGGAAAGTCTTAAGAACAGTAGAATTCTGAGATTCCATTTGGGCAGTAATCAGAGGAGATGAGTACTGCATCTTGAAAGACTGGTTAATAAGTTCAGGGGGCGGCGGAGGCAGCTGACCCCGTCGGTCCATAAGAGAATATAATCTAGCAAAGAAGCTCTGGAAGCCTTCAACTTGCTGGTTTATCAGGATAGGTCCGAGAAGAAACATCTTCTCCGATACGAGCTCCATAACCTCTGTGGCTGTGACAGGCTCCTGGCCGGGAAGGGATCGGTTAGTCACAGTGAGGAAGAGATCGACGAAGAACGCAGCTTTGATGTCTTCCCGGACCTCCTTAAGCAGCTCGAAGGCAAAGCGCGGGTCCTGGCCTATTTGCATAGGTGCGAAGTCTGCCGGGCTAAGGCCTTCTTGCTTCTTATAGTAGTTAAGAGCCCACGGCTCATAGGAGATGTCACGAACGAAGCCGTCGTCAGGAAGCCAGTAGGGCGGAGCTGTTGCCAATTGTCCGGCTTCCAGAATGAGACGCTTCATTTCGTTAATCATCTTAACATCGGCAAGGGACTCCGTACCCGGAGAATAGCCGTAGGCAGTATTAGGGATCCGGAAAGCTCGGCTTACGATGTAAGGCAGCTCTTCATAACCTCCCTCACGTACTACCTGGGTTTCATCAATAGATACGTAGAAACTGGCATAAGCCAAATTGTTTCGTTTCAGAGACAGGGTGTTCCTGTCTTCGCGAGGAAATACCGCGTGCAAGAACTCAAACAGCTTGTCCTTACCAGAGGCGTTAGGGCTTTTTGCATAAGCGTTCTGTATACTGAGGGGCAGGTTCTCTTTACCGAACTTTTGAACAGCTTGCCTGGCAGTTAGATGAAACCGGCGATACACGGTATCCACCATACCGGTATGATCCTCAGCGATGAAAATTTGAGGCAGAGGCATAGACTTAATGACAATTGGCCCGGTTGGAGACAGCTCTTCAACGAGGAGGCACTGCCAGCCAAAGAGTCCAGTCATCAAGTATGCGTGGTGCTGCTCGCGATAGTATGCGTAAGCTGCGAGATCTTTATAGAACTGATTCTCGACCACATCGCCCCAGAGTCGAGCATTGTATGAGCGATTGAGATCGGGGTTATCAAAGTCAATATTGAACCATCGTTGTTGCGGAGAGCTCACTCCAGACAGCATGCCGGCTGTAAAGATTTGAGCTGAGCGCCGAGATGTGGTATCCGTAGTCTGTGCCGAAACCGAGATCTGGCTTTCCAGGTTATCGGTATAGGACTGAAAGCCAAGGTAAGCAGGATTAAACAGCTCTGCAATGCTGTCCCAAGCAGCGTGAAAAGGCTCACGCGCTGACTTCAGCTCGCTAGCTCTACGCAAGAGCTCTTTAGCTATTTCTTTGGAGTCGTTATCCCACTGGCTGTCCATGGCTAGCTCACTAACTTAGTGTAGACGATTTCAGCTTTTTCGTAACCGAGCCTTGAGAAGAAGGCCCCCATCGCCTCGCTGTACTTTTCTTTGATTTTGTTGATGATCAAGTCAACTTTTTCTTTCTTTAGCTGCTCTTCAATGTACCCGAAGAATCGAGCAGCTACAAGACCCTTACGCGCACTAGGTTTGATAAAGAAAACGTCGTTATCAGCGTATCGTGCACCCGCATAGTGCATAGCATCGTGCACTACGTAAACAGCATACCCAACAAGGCGGCCTTCTTCTCTCATGGTATAGATACGCAAGATTCCGTACTTCTCAGCAGCTTCATACGACGGCCAGTCAGGAGACATCTTAAATCTGTCCTTATGCCTGCCAGTCTCAGCCCAGTGCAGGATAAGCAGATCTTCAATATCCTTTCGGATTTGCTTGATAGTTTCTCGACTGAAGGCTACCATTAGTTACCCCAGGAGGGTCTTCGTGTTAGACGAGCCACCGAGGGACGTACTACCGAGAAACGAACCACTGGTACTAGCGTAGTTCGTCTGAACGCGCTCGGCTAACACTCGCAGCTGCTTACGCCGGGCCGCCGCTAGCTTCTTCTTTTTCTCGTCGTCCTCCGCCACTGGGGCCGGATTCTGTATGATTACAGGGGGCGGAGGCGCCGAGGGCGTCTTAGGCTTCGAGAATATACTGGATATGACACTCATCACATAAACCTTTGCGAACCATGCTTGGCATGGGTTTGATTGGCCTTACCAGGAGGGGTATACAGTTCCCCTCGCACAGCGTGCCTCGGCCGCATAAAGTTTTCAGCGCCCATATTCATTTTGACACTGAGAGCCAGGTACCGGAAGGCATCGGCGTAGTGTGAGCTCAGGTCATGTACGGGCGTATTGCTAAAGACTTGGGCCTCGCGGTCCCACTCTCTTCGGTAGTCCTTAAGGCCCTCGATACCCTCATAGCAGTTCTTAGCATCGAACTTGCACAGCGGCAGGAGCTGTCTCACACAGTTGATGCCTTCCTCGATCGAGCACTTAGGCATCACACGCAAGTCCTTAAGGCCCAGTTTTCTCAGGGTGTTAAGGCGAGACAGGGCCCGCCCCTGACCATCTGCGCGTCCAAGCTCACGTGCCTTAATGTCATGCGGGAGGGCATGGTAACCCGTAACCCAAGGCTGAGACTGAATGTAGTTCACGTAATGTTCAAAGCCCATGCTGTGGTTCTTATAGCACTTAACTATACGGACCTGGCTCCCGATGACCTGGAAGAACCACAGTACGAACAGGTCGCTGATACCGAGGTCCCAGGCCACGTTGACAGGATAGTCCGGGTCAGCAGGAACCTCACCAATGAAGACTCGATTGTTTATCAGGTCGCCGTAGAAAGAACCCACACTAGCAGCATCCCAGCTCACGTAGAACTCTTGCTTGGCAAGGGCTTCGGGCATGCCGTTGTCGATTTCTTCCTGCACGTCTTCTACAGACATGACGCCAGTATCTTCGATCGTAAGCGCCTCGCAGAACCAGTTGGGGTTGGCGAGGGCTTTCTGATAAAGATGGTACATGTGATTCTTGCCGCGCGGAGTTCCGTTGAACAGAGCCCAACCGCCATTCTCAATGAGGATGGGCCGCAAGTAATCCCAAGCCGCGATCTTATGCAGCGAGAACTCCGAAAACAAAACACCGACGGGGTTCGACCCAACGATCGCGTCAATGTTATCAGACCCCAAGAACCGGATAAAAGAGCCATTCTTGAGTTCCATTGTCATTTGCTGGTTATTATAGCGATCTACCAGAGAGGGTGGGATATGGTCACGAGTTCGGAAGCCGTCCTTGTCCATAGCTTCCCAGACAACGAGACGGGCCTGTGTGTAGAACGGCAGAATGTAGAAATATGTCCCTATTCGTCTGAAAGCCTCTTTAGCAAGGATGTTGATGAACACTTTGTCCTTGCCACCACGGCGGTGCCATACTGCTATCCCGCGCTTGTAGCCGCGTTCGAGACAACTAAAGAGAGGGAGCTGATACTCTCTCGGGTTAAAGTTGTAAGGGAGGGTGACTACTTTACTCATTGCTTGACCTCAGCGTAGGCCTGAGTAGCGCTGATGATGTTAACAGTGACACCGCCATTCTTTTCTTCATCTTCAGCAGCGGGCGTCGCGATCAGGTCGTTATGCTTGAGCAGAGACTGCAGTGTCTCACTGAGGATCTTAATCTGTTTGACCGCCTCAGGGTTGGTAGCACTGATATTTTGAGCCAGTTCAATCGCCTTACCAAGGATGACGGCTTCGAGTTGCATGTACTGCGTGGCGAAGATGTCTTGCCGGTAGGCGTTGAGTAGCTTCAGCTTGTCTTTGGTAGCAGAGAACACCTGCTCAGAAAAGGTGTTCAAGGGCATGTCGCCTTCCGGCAGAGCTATGTCCTGGATGAAGGCTTTGTTAGGCTTCCATCCTTCCTGCTCAATAGCGTATTCAATAACGCTCACTTGCGTATCATGGAGATTTGCGAGTTCCTTTGGCGAGCGTCCAAATAGCTCATACTGCATCTTTATGAGTGCCCAATTCATACAAACCAGATTAGCATATCTGAATCGGAATGTACAGGCTTTTAGTCTACGCAGTTTGTATGGGTGCATTACAATATTGCAGGCGCGTGCGCGCGCACGCGTAGGCCCTATACAAAATTTGTAAAAACTGCGAGACTCATTCCTACAAAATTTGTAGGGACAGCTTTCAGCTCCAAAAGTTATGGACCGGCCGCGTGTAGGCCCTCTACAAATTTTGTAGGGACAGCTCTGCTCGCTGCTCTCTGTCCCGCTGCTCTCTACAAATTTTGTAGGGACAGCTTTCAGCTCCAAAAGTTATGGACCTGTCGCCACCCCGCCTTGCTAAACTATAAAACCCACCCCGCCGCCTAATATAATTGATAATAATAATCATTTTTAATAAATTTATTATAAGCTTTTTTATATAAGCTGGTGAATAAAAATAATTTAAAAGCCCTTGATTTTATTAACTTTTTTTATTTAACTTTTATAAAATTTTTTGTTATAATAAATTTTATTGTTCATTGACAATTAAATAAAATTAAAAAGATTGATAGTTATATGCATAGGGCATATGATTATAAAGCGTCAAGAAACGACAAACAGAAGGAGATGCGACATGACCAAGCGTTACGAGATGAGCGAGCTGGAGACGATGACCACCGAGGAACTGATCAACATCATCGTCGAACTGCAGGAGCGGCCGAACACCAAGACTGATGGTCGCAAGGAGGAAGTGTTGAGGGTGCTCAAGGAGCGCGGGCCGATCAGCATCCTCGGAATCGCCGAGCTGCTCAACATCTCCACCAAGAACGTGAGCAGCCAGCTGACCTACCTGCGCAAGGACGGGCACGCGATTGCCACCAAGAGTGACGGTCGCAAGTTCATCGAAGAGTAAAAGCTAACACGAGGGCCGGCCAATCCGGTCGGCCCTCATAAACCAAAAGGAGACTGACCATGGCTGCTAACTTTGATCTGGTTGCTGAGAATCATTTTGTGTGTCGCGTGACCATCGCACCTGGTTTAAAAACCGGCTTTGACATGATCACCGTGGATCGCGTTAACGGCAAGAGCAACCTCGAACTGGCCGGGTTACTGCTGACCCAAATCGCAAGCCGCAAGCTCGATACTGCCAAGCCTGGTGTGTATCCCGTCGAAGGCACTGACTACAGCGTCCACGTGTACTAACCGTTAACACGAGGGCCGGCCAATCCGGTCGGCCCTCATAAACCAAAGGAGACTGACCATGACCAAGCATTACGAAGTCGAGGAGCTGAAGGGCCTGACCAGTGAGGAACTGATCAACGTCATCGTCGAGCTGCAGGCACAGCAGGCCGCTAAGACTAGTGGCAGGAAGGATGAAGTCCTGAAGGTCTTGCAAGAGCAGGGCCCGATCGATATCCTCGGTATTGCCGAGGCCGTCGGGATCTCCACGAAGAACGTCAGCTCTCAGCTGACGTACTTGAGGAAGGATGGACACCGCATCGCCACCAAGAGTGACGGGCGCAAGTTCATCGAGGTTGAAGAGTAACTGCTAACCAGGAGGGCCGGCCAGCGTGGTCGGTCCTCCTAGCCAGGTGGTTGAATCGTGCGTGGTTACACTGAGCCACACTGAGGGAGTTGTTAACTGTGACCAGCTTTCCGGCGACTGAACGTCCGGCTGACCAAGAGTGGCCGCTTCTGCAGCTCCAGCCCAACCGACTCGAAGGTCCATGCGGTCGGCCATCTGGCCCAACCGACTCGAAGGACCAGCAGAACCTGATCCAATGCTGTCAGAATGAAGGGCCCAACCGACTCGAAGATCCGCGTAGCCGGGCCATCTGGTCTGGCCGACTCGGAGGATCAATCGGGACGAGGTACAACTTCCCAGACCCTATTTGCCCTAAAGAACCAGGAGGGGGGGGTCGTACTTTAGAGTTCTAGTACCCTATTTGCCCTAAACGTCCAGTGGAATTGTAGGGTCTCCTGGACTAATTTAGGGTAACTAGTCCGGTCCAGCTCCTATCCAAAAGAGTAATCATTTCAACGCGTTAGGTCTTAGAATAGGAAGATAGGACAATATGAACAAATTTTATAACTATTTTAAAGTCAAATTAGTTTTATATAAAACTAATATATACATATAAAGAGCTTTTTTCGCGAAAACGTGTCCTAACTTCCTACACGGGGCGCATAAGTGCTTGATTTAATTAAATAAGGCCCTTTTTTGCGTAGGAAAACGCGGATTTAAAGCGTCGCTTTAATGACCTAACTAGTTGAATTTATTAGCTTTTGCTCGTCCAGAGGTGTCCTAAATGAAAGGTGAATAAAATCAAGCACTTGAGCAAGGCTGGATTCTACTCTTAAATATTAGTTTTGTAGGGGTAAGATAAATAGCTGAATTAATTAAACTTTTTTGCGTAGGAAGATAGGAATCGCTTATATTTCAACTAGTTATATAAAAATAGCAAAGCCGGAACAGACTCATCCATGCTGGAATCTATGGACATATTTTTATTTACAAGGCAATGCTTTTATATTATAATATATATATTGAATGAGGGATTTGATCTTGAACTAAACTTTAGCCCAAGGAGACAGACCATGACCAAGCATTACGAGGCCGAAGAGTTGAAGGGCATGACCAAGAACGACTTGGTCGAGATCATCATGACTCAACAGACCGCTCTTGAACAGAAGAGCGGATCCGGCAGGAAGGAAGAAGTCCTGAAGGTCTTGCAAGAGCAAGGCCCGATCAGCATCCTCGGAATCGCCGAGCTGCTCAACATCTCCACCAAGAACGTGTCCAGTCAGTTGACCTACCTCCGCAGGGCGGGCCACCGCATTGCGACCAAGTCCGATGGGCGCAAGTTCATCGAGGTTGAAGAAGACTAGCCCCACCCATAACGATGGCTGACCAAGCCCTCTTGGTCAGCCATCAAAACCAAAGGAGTCAGACATGGACAGGCCTAGCGTGACTACTTTAGCAAGGCTGTTTGCTAAGAAGCTCGAGCAAGATATCAACAATGACGACGACTTCTATGAAGTTGTCAGACAAGACCCGAACTCCGAGACCTGCGCCTCATACAACTACACAGATGCTCATGGGGTCATGCTCGACGCTCTTGCCGAACTTAGTCTCAATAGGGTGAAGATTGACGAGTCTACGATTGATCTCATCAATAACGCCTGGGCTTATGCTCGGCAGAACCGATTCTTTAAAGAGCCGAACCACAAACACATCATCGTTGATCCAGAAGCCTCGATTACCAGAATTGAAGCGTTCGTCGGGTACAGCACTGACGAAGACGACCCAACCTGGATACACGCGACTGTCGTGGCTGATGATCTTGACACGTGTTTGGATGCCCTCGTCATAGTGGCCAACCGGCAGAACTTCGAAGACTGGCTCGTTCTTGACATCAACTAAACTGGAGGCAACATGTCTAGCTATAGTTACGTCTTTGCCAAGTTTACGATCGAACATGCGGACACGAAAGAGCTGTTTGCCCAGGTCGTGATCACCACCACAGATGACGACAGACTCAGACTTGACGCTCGGGTCAAGTGCGAGTATGACTGTGAGCTGCTTTATGATATAATCCACAACCCGCAAGACTATCCGGAGTTTAACGTCTACGAGCAGAGTTAAACGCCAAACCCGGGCTAGCCAGAACACTTTTGGCTAGCCCACAAAATTTCAATAATATTTTTATTTACAAGGCATTGCTTTTATATTATAATAAAAATATTGAGTATGAGTTCTAGAACCTCTAAATATAGGAGCAAGACCATGCAGGAATTCGTGTTGTTTGATGAGAATGGCAATGATGTGTGTCAGGTCACGATTGAAAAAGAAGAAGGAATTGCCAATTGCGACTTTGAAGGGTCTAATATGGGCCTTGCGGGGCTGATGCTTACCGAGATCTATGAGTCTGATCTCACCCGGGCGGAACCTGGCAGCTATTCTGTTGATGGTACCATCTACACCATCAAGAAGTACTAGGCTATAGCAACAGCAGCGGCCCTGCTGGGCCGCTGCTATGACTGCTATGGCTATGACTGCGACTTGGGGCTCAGGGATCAGGGCTTTAAGCGACATGAGACCTCTAACTGACTGGAGACTAGACATGATTACCGTGACGTATGGCGCTTCTTCTTTTATGACTCTGACAGAAGTTCGAAGCGAGGCAGGTCCTCTCATCCGCTTCCAGTTCCATCCAGCAGGCTTTTCCTTCCTCCTGACGATGGCTGAAGCAGCCCAGCTGGAAACTGAACTCAACCATCTCACAGTTAGTAAAAAGTACTGCGTCAAGCAGTTTTCAATGATGACCAGGCAAATGCTGCGCCTTGCGGGTCTTGAGCTCATCAACACTGGCGGCGGATGTACGGCCTTGCGGCGAGATGATGGCCCGTACTACATCCTTGTGACAGATGATGGGGGCCTCAGTGCACCTGTAAACCTTGACGAGAAAGTAGTGATCGGGCAGTACGACGAGAACGAGGTCCTGACCAGAGAATGCCTGACTCTGACCTTCCGAGAGGCCTTGCATCACTTAACCCTTCACACCATTCCTTGGACTGCTTGTTACGAAGAGGACTAAGCGGTAAAACCACCACCTTGGATAGGAGGATAAAATGAATTTCATTTTCACGTTCGGATCTGGACAAGCACACCACAACGGGTATGTGCGTGTTGTCGCGGACAGCAGCAACGAAGCAAGAGCGGCGATGTTCGCCATTTGGGGCGACAAGTGGAGCATGCAGTACGACACTGAGGAGGAGGCCGGCGTAGGTAGGTTCGGCTTGCGGTGCGTCGGCGTTGTCGCCGTAGACAGAGGCCGCGTGACGTTCTTCGCCAGTGGAAACGGAGACGAACAATGAAAGCAATCAGCTTCATCGACAGCGTGTTTTGGTGGGCATGCATTATAGGAAGTGCGGCAATTCTTTTTGGTTGGGAGCCGCATGTTCCGACCACGGTGACATTCATGTCTTTATGGGTAGCGGTGCTCTACGTTCGCGTAATCCTCTTGACCATGGAAAACGAACGGCTTAAGGAGGACAACCAATGTTGACCACGACGCTGAGAGAAATCCGGTCCCACATGTCGGACCAAGAGCGGTGGTCTGTGCTATTCCACAATCTTAACAAGCGCTGCAACTTCAAGGAGGACACGCCTATCCCGGTGACGCAGCTCTTGGATGCTATAGGCCTAGATGATACATTGTGGGTAATCAATAAGATCAATCCTACGGTAGCACGACTGCTGGCCGTAGGGTTCGTGACCCCTGTGTCACGCTTAATGGACGATTCCAGCAGCCGTGAGGCCATGAAAGTAGCCCATCTGTATGCCCATGGCGAGGCCACGGATACTGAACTGACTGCTGCCTGGTCCGCAGCCTGGGCTGCCAGGGAAGCCGCCTGGTCTGCAGCCTGGGCCGCCAGGGACGACGCCGCCTGGGCCGCCGCTGTGACCGCCACCGAAGCCGCCGCTTGGGCCACCGCTGTGACCGCCACCCGTATCCCCTGGACCGCCTGGACCTCCTGGTCCGCCACCGCCGGGGACGCCGCCAGAGACGAGCAGAAGAGGCTGGTACAGTATATCTGTGACAACTGGGAGGAGTCGTATGACCGCCCATGACGATTAATGAACCTAAACTGACAAATAGAGGTAGGAAATGATTATTAAGTCGCTGTACGAAATGATAGATACAAAAGCTCAAGAGCAGAAGAACTTGGTCACAGAACACCATGAGCTGATTAGAGACGTTTACGCCTACTGCGTAGACTGGGCCAAACGCGGAAAAAACCGGTCTATTTATACAGCGCTTGGTACCATGAGCGGCATCTATATTAGGCTAGCCCTCGGTGCTGGGGACGGCGTTGAAGACATTGAATCCCTGTCGCACCGACTTGGGGGCTTTGAAGAGATCCACAAAACGGCGCGTCTCTCGAATACTTGGACTGGCCCTTACGGGGTGAGACTCTGCTTCGAGGATAGGTATGGCAAGGATATTCTCGCTCTGGCTGTCATTCCCGAGAAAGATAGCACTTGTGAGATTGTCACGGAAGGCCAAGATACCACACACTACAAGCTGAAGTGCACCAAGTAATGTAGTTAATCAGCCGCTATCCGGTCCCTCTTGGATAGCGGCTGCCCCTACATTATTTGTATACTATTTTTGTTTACAAAGCTAATCAGCTATGATACGCTATAAAAACAAACTAAATAGGAGTTGCTAATGGCTAAACTTACTCCAGAATTCGTGGCTGATATTCTGCAAAGATACAAGCAGCATTTCACGGTAACCGAAGTTATTGAGCAGCTAAAAAAGGAGAAGCGTCCAATATCTCGCCCGTATGTTCAAGCACTGTTTTCTCAGTTCTCTGCTGAAGGCATCCAGAAGTACGATAGGAGGCAGCTTGGATGACTGCTATTCCTTCCTCTATCACCGAGCTTAGTCAATGGACTTCGTGTTATCCAAATTCTAAAAGACCGATAATAGATCCGAATAAAGCAGCCGAAGGCCAAGATTTTGAGGACATAGAAAAAGACAAATGCTACTACGGCTTCCTGCTTTCACCTAACGACCCTTTCGTCATTATTGACATTGATAATGACAAAGTTAATCCAGTTCCTATTGAAGACTTGTTAGCAAGCACTCCGCAATGGATTCAAGATCTAGCGAGCAAGTCCTATACTGAAGTATCCCCCTCTGGTAAGGGCTTGCACATTGTAGCAAAAGTTCCTGAGGGTAGTAAAGCTGGGTTATCTAGAGCCTATTTCAAAGCTCGTGATTTTGTCGGCCAAGTTTCGGTGCAGAACGCCTTTATGACGTTCACAGGCAATCCTTTTAACAGCAATAACGGGGACATCGCAGAAATAGAGATGTCCGACCTGGAACCGTATTTTAAGATTACTACAGCTCCGATTCAAGAGGCTAATGTTAACTTTGACAGAGTCTCTGTTCCTGATATACAGAAGATAGAGAACTACCTTGACCACATCCCTATTAACCAAAGTCCCAAAATCAAGCATGCGTATGCCGAAATAACTGGTCAAGACTACTGTCACTATGATTTCTGGATCATGGTCGGTATGTCTCTCCATGACTACGGCACGATAACTGGAGAGCTTCCTCAATGCTACCATCTTTTTCTGAAGTGGTCGCAAAAAGATCAAGAAGCCTACCAATCTGAACAGAATGTGCAAGAGCACTGGCGGTCTTTCTCTAACAAACCTAGCAAAATTTCGTATAAAACGCTGCTTAAATTCGCGGCTAAGTTTGAGTTTGACTGGCCCTATCCAGTGGTGAATGCAAAAGGAGTTAAGACTGGCGGTCCGATCCCGGGCGAGTATAAAAACTTTGAATACCTGATGAACTACTATAATCTCCAGATTGTTAGAGACAGGTCGTCTGGCGGGCTGTTCATTTCTGGACAAGAAGACATTTGTGATAAGTACTTCTTGACTCCCACGATGGAAAAGTTCTTCGGCAAGTTCTACGGGCCTTACCATATGGAAGCCTTAGCTTCTGCCTTTTTGCTGTTGTGCCAAGATAACCGGTATCGCAGCACATCTCTTAGCCTTGTGCATGACCTCTTAAAAGTGACACTGAACACCGCGACAATCGAAGTGGACATGATGTCCACCTGGTTAGACACACCGTTTGAAGAGTTACCCGAGGACCTGCAAATCGGAGCTGAGTATACCGATAACAGTACTATGGACTATATCATGGACTGTATCGAAGTATCTCCGACAATGAAAAAGTGTAAGCATACTCTGGTTAAGTCCATTATAAAGAAATGGTTTATGGGTATCATTAAGCTGAGAGAACCCATATCCCAGCCATTCGATCAAAATGGCGGCATGCTCTTTTTCATCGGCCCTGAGAACAGTAGAAAAACTACGTTCTTTAACATGATACTGCCTAAGCCTTTGACTAGAATAGGTTTTATCAAAACAGTGAACACTAACTTAAGAGGCGATAAAGACCAACGAGATTTTTTACGATCTCTTGGATCTAAAGTCTTGATTGTTCTTGATGAGTATGATGGACTAAATGAAAATTTCATCGATGCTCAGTTAAAGAACTTAATCACGACTAACGACGTAACTTTCACTGACATCTATAAGACGTCTGATAGACGGTGTATGCGATCTGCAATGCTCTGCGCGACATCCAACAGTTACAAACAGCGGCTATCCAGAAATGGTACTCGGCGCATGTGGTGTGTTCAAGTACAGTGGATTGACACCAGTAAGTTACTCAAGTTTAACTGGCATCACTTCTACCGCACTTTGAGGGAAGAGTTTAGAGAGCTGGTCAGCAGAGGCCGCACTCCCTGGCTGCTCACTCCAACAGAGATTGACGTATTGAACAGCTATAACCTTGGTGTCGCCGCTAAGACTGACCTTAGCATCATGCTTGAAGCAGCTTTCGATTTCGAGAGTGAGTTTCCGGGCTTTGATAAAATCACGTCGATTCAGCGTGATAAAACTGGCATGCTGATGAGATTAACCGACATCTTGACGGTAATCAAGTTTAAGTTTCCAAACTCTGGGATCATTAAGATGTCCGCTCTGGAAAATGAACTCAGCAGGTGCTGCGGAATATGGACTGGAACTCACAACCAGATTAAGCAGCTGATTTCGCCGAAAGCGATAGTCCATTCTGGTAAGATCACCCAGGGTAAGTATACATACTGGGTCTTGCCGGCAACGAAAGAGGTAGAGACGGAGTAACTTTGGTAAAAATTTTGTTTACAAGGTGTCGCTTTCATAGTATAATAGAATTATAAAATGAAGGAGGGGAACTATGAAAGCTATCGTTGTAAACATGGCGACTGAAGAGCCCATCGGGGAAATTAAGCAACCTAGTAAAGGAGACCTGTTTAATGCTTGCCAGTATGCCTATGGGCATTGTCTGGGCAAAAACACTGATAAGGATGGCAATACTACCTCGTGGGTCTTTTCGCATTGTATTAAAGACGGCGAGGCATGCAAGGTCGAAGTCGTGAAAATTTACATTGAATAGCTACCAGGTCACCGTGTAGATGCTCTGTGTTGTTACCTCCATCTCCACGGGGCATTAGGGTAACGGAACCATGGCAGGGGGTGAGCAGTCTCCCTCCCCCCTGCCACCTTAACAAGAGGTTAATATGACGTTATTCAATAAGTGCCTTAAAGTATTAGAAAGCTGTCAGACTTTAGACCATGTAAGAGTGGCTCTTCAATATTGCAGATTAGCGGCTAAGTATGATAGTGACATTTTTAACCTTGTAAACCGTTTGGAGGAGTATGTTTATGGCACAAACGACTGAAATCACCATCAACTATGGCTACACCCATAACATGGGTAACTACGAGTCTTGCCGCATTGACATCAGCATGCGTAAGACCATTGCTGAAGGTGATAATGTACAGGGCATCGCAGACGAGACTCTCAATGCTCTCAAGGTCTGGACCCATCGCAAGATCAAAGAAGTTATCGATGCTACGAAATAGGAGGTATGCGTATATAGTATACAGCGCCTAGTCGACGGTAGGCACGCCAAGACCAACAAGGGGGTGTTGGCGTGCCTTAAACGCAAAAGAGGGGAAACTATGCACGCGCATCTTTTTAGACTGGAGCATTCCGCTCAAGGCGTCCTTGGTGCTCTTACAATAAACAACCAAATTCTCTGCGCTACTCTTGAGCTTCCTGACCTCAGTAACGCAAAAAATGTCTCGTGTATTCCGGCTGGTGTCTATATCTGCCAGCGAGTTCAGTCGCCGCGTTTCGGAAATACTTTTGAAGTTACAGGTGTTGAAAATCGCAGTCACATTCTTTTTCACAAAGGTAATACTATTGCAGACACGCAAGGTTGTATTATCCTTGGCCAGTACTGGGATAAGCTCCGCGGTAACCGAGCGGTCCTCAACTCTGGCGTTTCATTCCAAAACTTCATAGCAGCCACTGCGGCTATCAATAGTTTCCCATTGATGATTCATTGGGTACTCACGCCACCTATTAGCAGCGAGGAATGACTAGCTATGCAAATACCCTGGGTCATGCAAGAACCCGCCGACGACTTGGCGAACGTCTGTATAGTTTTCGTCGTGGCTCTGGCCCTGTGGCTGGTAATGTGGTTAACTGACTGGTTAGTAGCAAAATGGAGGTCAAAATGACGTATGCCATTTCTTACGAGCCAGTGTCCATGCTTACACGAGTAACGACAACGGAGCGCTATAATCACAAGGAGAATCTTAATGCCTACTAAACACGCAGACATGAGCCCTTCGCGTCTCGCACGGATCCTGGCGTGTCCCGCTTCATACCGCGAAACTGCTGGTATGCCTAGCCCAGAGCCGTCGTCCTACGCGCAAGAAGGCTCGATGCTTCACGAAGTAGTAGCCGAGGTAATTGACGTCAACAATGAAGACCAAATGGCTCACCTCACTGCTGAACAGAGGGGCCTTGTAGGTGAATGTGTCAGTTATTTAGCTCATTTGGTAAGCACTCTCGGTCACAATAACTATACCATCAGCATTGAGAGACGCGTATCTCTTGATGCTTGGGGTATCCCAGAGGTCTATGGTACTGCGGACGTTATCCTTCATGACCAGCAAAACAGCCATCTCCATGTGATTGACTGGAAGTTTGGCCAAGGCGTTCTTGTTGATGCTTATGAAAACCCTCAGCTCCTTGCTTACGGTGCCGGAGCCCTCTCCTGGCCAGCGAAGGCTGATGGTGTTACCATGCATGTCTTCCAGCCACGTCTCGAGCACACTAGCCGGTACTCTGTGACTGCCCATGAAATGTACCAATGGGTACACGGAGTTCTGGCTCTCGGCGTCCTAGCTGCTAAATCGCCTAATGCTCCCTTCAATCCTGGTGAGAGCCAGTGTCGTTGGTGTGACATTAGCGCGACATGCAAAGCTCGTTCTGAGCACGCTAATACTGTGGCTATGGCTGTTTTCAAACAGGGTCCCATGAATCCAAACCGAGTTGATATGGAGACCCTGATAAAGATTCATCAGCAAGCCGGATTCATTACTCAATACCTCAAAGACATTAAAGCTTTCCTGCATGAAGAAGCAGAGCGTGGCCGGCCGATCCCCGGGTACAAGCTTGTAGAAGGCCGAGCCAACCGCATTTTCAGTAACCCTGACGCGGTTACCAAGTACCTCGTAGATGTTCTTAAGCTCGATCCTGAAGATATTTATGATACGAAAATCAAGTCCCCTGCCCAACTCGAAAAAGCCTTCAAGGGCTTGAAAAAAGACAAGAAATTCCAGGGTCTGATAGTCAAGCCTAGGGGCAAGGTTACTCTTGTTCCTGACCACGATGCGAGGGAGGCTATACCCGCTAACCGTTCTGTTCAGGTATTTGCAGACCTGTTTGACGAGGACCAGAACCTGGCAAAGTTGGAGTAAAATTGGTAAAATTTTTGTTTACTTCAGCGTCCTTTTTTAGTATACTAATTTTGTTTAAGAGAAAAACGTTACGCCTCTAACTCGGCATAGGGCTGACTTACAGTCGTAACATTCAAAGGAAGGTATGTACCATGGCTAAGCGCGACGACATCAAGGAACTCATCGAGCGTGGCGGTGCGACCGCTGAATCCCTGTGCCAGGCGGTTGAAGTGGACAAGAAGGGCCTGGCCTCGCAGCTGACTTATCTGCGAATGATGGGCGTCTACCCCGTCAAGGACGAAAACGGCGTCTACAAGCTCGTCTCGGAAGACGAGTGGAACGAGATCAAGTCGGCCCGAGCGGCTTCCGGCGGTGGCAACAAGCCCGTTCTCACCCCGGCCGAGCGCCTTGAGAAGGCGCAGAAGCGTGAGGACCGCTGTTCCTCGGCTTTGACCAATGCCAAGAAGCGCCTCGAGGACGCTGAGGTCGACGAGTACGGCCTCCTGGCACTCAATGTCCAGAAGTGTGAGATCGAGCTCAAGATCGCGAGCATCAAGCTCTCCCAGGCCGAGGCCCTCGCCGGGTCCACTCTGGACGCCGACGATGCTGACGTCGAGGCTGACGTCGAGGCTGACGTCGACGCCGACGCCGACGCCGACGATGCTGACGTCGAGGCTGACGTCGACGGCGCGGAAGAGAACGACGATCTCGTGTAGCTAGCGCGCCCCGCTCGCTGGCCGACCCTAGGCTGGCGACTGTCCCCTCCAGTCGCCAGCCTTTCTTCCAACGTTTGGTCTACAGGAAGCGTAGGAATATGCAAAGCCAAGACTATAAATATGACGCAGGAAAGTCGCGAGTAGACTTAGTAACTCCGGAATTTATTCTTGGCCTTGGCGAGGTCTTAGCCTTCGGTGCCCGTAAGTACGAAGAAGAATCTTGGAAGCAAGTTGAAGAAGGCAAGAAGCGCTACTACGCCGCTGCCCTACGGCATCTCATACATTGGAAGTCTGAGCAGAACGACTCCACGATCATCTTGGATAGCGAGTCAGGGTTGCCAACGTTAGCGCATGCTGGATGCTGTGTCATGTTCATTCATTTTTTAGAGCAGCTTACTGCTCATAGGAGTCACCGTGAAACTTCTAACGTATAACGACGCTGAAATTAGCGTACTTACATGGACTCCGCAACCTGAGCAAGTAGTCGGTTTAGCGGCTTCTCATACTATGGCTCGTGATCCTGAAGCTACTAGCGATGCTAAACGTATTGAGTTTTTATTGAAAGCTAACCACGGTTCTCCACTTGAGCATGTTTCCGCAACTTTTCTTATCAAGAATGTTTCGCGGTCTTTTCTTGCTCAAATCACAAGGCATCGTATGGCGAGCTATACGACATCTTCACAGCATTATCAAAACTACCGTTTGTACCCGGCTATTATTAGCCCGTCTATGATACACGATCCCGCTATCCAGAAGTACTTTGATCAGATCATGGCTATGTATGTGGACCTGTGTACCCGGCATCCTCACCAAGAAGCTCGGCAGATTCTGCCTAACGGTATGGCAGTAAATATCGAGTGGACTATCAATGCCCGTTCTCTTGTGAACTTCATTAACCTTCGTATTTGTAAACGCAATACGGAAGAAATGCTCGTGTTTACAAAGAAGCTTCGGAAGTTCGCTATCGCTTGGTTCCCTGCGCTATTTAACCATGTTCATGCTGACTGTGTAATGAAGGGCCAGTGTTCTCAGGGCCGTATGTCGTGTGGAGATCCGTATGAAAAGGATAAGTAAAGACGACTACTATATGGCACTGGCCATAGCTACTTCGCAGAGGTCGACCTGTTTAGACAAACAAGTAGGGTGTGTCTTAGTATCTAAGACTGGAATAGTCTTAGCTACTGGGTATAACGGCGCTCCGCGTGGATTTGAGCATTGCTCTGACTTGGGATACTGCAAAAAGAACGTGACTGGAAATCCTAATGATTGTCCGTCGGCCCATGCTGAGCAGAACGCCCTGCTCTACGCACACCCAGATCAAGTGCATATTTGCTATGTAAATCTTTCGCCGTGCATCAGCTGCATTAGAATGCTGCTGAACACCGCTTGCCAAGAGATTGTATTTCTTCAGGAGCACCGGCATCCTGAAGCTAGAAACATGTGGTGTGAGTTACACAAAGCTGCAACTTGGCGTCAAATGTTTAGGAGGGATTATGTCTCACAACTGCGTTATATGTAATAACTGGAGCTTCCCAGTCGGTAGGTGTATCTTTGGGCAGCAAGTACCCGAAGACCAGAGAGACCCCGCGGTTTGTGATGAGTTCATTCCGCAGTCTCTTGCCATACAAGAGATGTTTGAAAGCATTCGAACCTATCATGAGTGCCTTCAGGCTAATACTTTCGGGTCCTACAATCAGCAAGATGCGAACAACATCTGCTTAGCTCTTCACAGTGAAATCGATGAGCTCCTTAACAGCTACGACTGGAAGCCTTGGCGTCCTCGCGGGTACGCTGAGATTGACCGGGAGAACATGATGGTTGAAATCGTAGACATCATGTTCTTTCTTGGTGGCTTCGCTGAGATCTTCGGTATCACCGGTCGAGACCTTAAGCGGGTGTTTTTCCATAAGCTCGCTGAAAACTATAACCGTATCAAGGAGGGATACAACGAACAACACACTTCCAATGCCATAGACCGGTCTCTTGTTGAATAACCTCAAAATGCTATGGAGTCTAAAATGTCGAAGACCAATGTCATCACGTCGCGAGTCCGCTTCTCGTACCTCAATGCTTTCGAAGCCAAGCCCACGCCGAGTGGCGATCTGAAGTTCTCGGCCTGCTTGCTCATTCCCAAGAGTGACACGAAAGGTGTCGAGGAAATCAAGCAGGCTATTCAGGCAGCCGTCGACAAGGGCATTGAGAGTAACAAGTTCACGGCGGCCAATGTGAAAGCCTCCAACTTCAAGCTGGCCCTTCGTGACGGCGATGAAGAGTTCAAGAACGGTAACCGAGGTCCTGAGTACCAAGGGCACTACTTCTTGAACGCCTCGTCCAAGAACCGCCCGGGCATCGTTGACCGCAACGCTCGCCCGCTCATGGATCCCGATGAGTTCTACTCTGGGTGCTACGGGCACGCTGACATCAACTTCTACCCGTTCAACACTGGCGGAAACCGCGGCATCGGTGTTGGTCTGAACAACCTGATGAAGTGGGAAGACGGCGAGCGTCTTGATGGCCGGCAGTCCGCTGAGCAAGCCTTCAGCCACCTGCAGGACAGGAGCGGCTCTGACACTTCGGACTCTGAACTCGAGTAACCTATACAGCGGCGACCTTAGGGTCGCCGCTTTAAGACAAGGGCGGAACACCCCAACTATTAGAGCTAGTGTTCGGCCCTTCTCTTAAACTATAGGAGGCTCATATGGAAAAGATTTTTGGCGACTTTGAGACTAAGTCTGGGCTCGACATTACCGAGGTTGGTAGACAGCGGTACCTTCATGACCCCCTGGCTGACATCATATGCCTAGCTTACCGAATCGGCTATACTGGCAAGACCAAGATATGGGTGCCTGGGATGGACTTGCCTGAGTTCACCAGACACCCGCAAGACTTTCTTCACTACTATTTCAATATCCAATTTGACGCGGCAGTCCAGAGCATCCTTGGTAAGCGCTATGGTATGAAGCCAATACCTCTAAGCAATCAACGAGATGTTATGGCCCTCGTTGCTCGGTATGGGCTGCATCAGAATCTCGCACAAGCAGGCGAGGACCTCGGCTGTAAAACTCTTAAGATGCCTTCAGGGAAAGCCCTGATTAAAAAAATCACACAGCCGCCTTTTACGTACACTGATCAAGAGTACCAAGAGTTTCTGAAATACTGCGCTAATGACGTCGACTCAATGATAGATGTTATTAGTGCCCTTCCTACAGATAAGCTCTCAGACTACGAGCAAGAGAACTGGGAGATGATTGTACGCATGAACCAACGGGGCGTGCCAATCGATACCGAAGCCGTCACTCAAATTATTAAGGTTACTAACGCGTTTCTTACGGCCCAGTTTGAGCGGTTACCAGGCCTTACCAATGGGGTTATTACTAAAATAACCCAGACCCGGCGTATAGTTTCTTGGGCCCAGTCAAGAGGCGTAGACTTGCCAAACTGCCAGGCAGAAACTATAGCAAAGCTTGTTAACAGCCCTGAAGGGCTACCCGACGACGTGTTTGAAGTACTCGAGATGCGAGACGCTCTTGGATCATCAGCCATCGCAAAATACAAAAAGCTTGAGAACCTTGTTTATCGGGGCCGTATCTACGACAACTCGCGATATTATGGTACTCATACTGGTCGTACCGCTGGCATGGGTTTTCAGATGCTGAACCTGCCGAGGGCCAAGTCAAAAGACCCTGAGGCCGACATTAAAGCTTTTCATGACTTGTCTATCATAGAACGTAACCCAGTACAGACTGCTAAAGCTTTGATTCGTTCAATGATTAAAGCGCCAGACGGCAAACAGATTTGCGCAGCAGACTATTCGTCCATTGAGAATATCTTGCTCCTCTGGTTAGCGGGAGAAGAAGATGGCGTTGAGTCTTTCCGCCAGGGGCGCTGCCAATACTGTGAAATGGCTTCGTATCTTTACAATATCCCATACGAGGATATATACAATGGTCATAAGGCCGGCGACGATGAGATGTCGTACAAACGCTTTGAAGGCAAAGTAATTATTCTAGGCTGCGGCTACCAGCTTGGGGCGAACGGATTCATGGGTGTAGCTGAAAGTTGGGGTATGAAAGTCAGTCAAGAATACGCAGAGAAAGGCGTTTACGGTTTTCGTAGTAAGTATCCAAAAGTCGTTAAGCTGTGGAAGCAGCTCCATAACATTGTGATAGCGGCTATCCAGAGTGAGGGCACGCAATTTGTATATCGCGGAGTTAAAGCTAAGGTTATAACAGACCGCAATGGTAGACCTTGGTTGCGATTCATGCTTCCATCTGAAAGGCCGTTGTTTTTCATGGAGCCTAAGATCGTGCCAGGTACGTTCGGCCATGTCCCTTCGCACATGGGTATTAACCCCTACACTAAAAAATGGTGCAGGAAAAAAATGTCCCCCGGGCGTGTAACTGAAAACGCGGTGCAGGCTATCGCTAGAGACATTCTTATGTTCGGTAAGCGTAAGCTTGAAGAAGCTGGATATGAGATCCTTAACTCGGTCTACGATGAAGTTATTCTCGAGATCGAGGACCGCGATCATGACGAGCAACTGCAAGATATTACAGCGCGGATGTGTATGACTGATACCTGGGCCGAAGGTATTCCACTGCGGGCTGACGGCTTTGTTGGTCCAAGATATAAAAAGATGTAGGAGCGAACATGATAGTAGAAGAAATTATGGCTCTTGAGATGGGGCCGGACGACCAGCAGCTGCTGTCGTTCTTGTCCAACTGGTCTTACCTTAACCTGTACTTGAAGGACCCAAAGCTACTCGTAACTCGAGACTTTCTCTGCCGGCTAATCCGCTTAGAACTTGAAAACAAGCGACGTAAGCATATTGTTAGTAGGTTGTCTTCTATGTACTACACCCTTGCCAAGGAGGAAGACAATCACCAACTGTCTATTCTTTTACAGGAGGGACTCTGATGGGAAAAGAAGAAGCTAAGATTGAGCGGTACCTCTGCGACCAAGTCAAAGCTAACGGTGGTCACGCTTACAAATTGAATAGCGTGTCTCATCGAGGCCTGCCGGATCGCATGTGTCTATTCCCGCATGGGGTATGCGTGTTTGTGGAATGCAAGACCTCAACTGGCAAGCTCTCTAAGCTCCAAGAAATTACCCTTTCTAAGTGGAGAGCTTGGAAGCACGCGGCTACCGTCGTCAGCAGTAAAGACGGCGTTGATGCCCTGATGTCTGACATTCTTCAAGCTATGGATATGAAACGTCACATGGAAAAAGCAAGACAGGAGATGAGCTATGAACAGTGATCAGAAGTTTGAAGCGCTGATGAAAGTCCGGCAGGCTAGCGGAGCTCGCAAGCTGTCTATTCTCGCCGAGTTCCCGGACCTGCAAGCTCTGCTCAAAACGACCTATGACCCGTTCATTCGGTTCTATGTTAGGGAGCGCGTTACCGGTGAAGGTACTCGCATGTTCGACGCTGAGACAAGTACGTTACTGCGCAAGCTGTCCTCTCGCCAGTTGAGTGGCGGCGCCGCGCGGTCTGCCGTGCGTACGTACATGAAGTCTCTCACGCCCAATTCTGCCGCGCTCTTCGCCATGATCCTTGACAAGAACTGCCGCATCGGTATTGCGGCAAAACAGATCAACAAGGTCTGGCCTAATTTGGTTCCTGAGCACGGAGTCATGCTCGCGCACAAGTTTGAAGCTTCTCGCTGCCGGTTTCCTATGCTGGCTTCCCTCAAGATCGACGGCGTTCGTGCGACGTGGATCGCGAAGCGCCAAGGTTTCTTTTCGCGTAACGGCCATGAATATTACGGCCTCGGTCATCTGATCCCGTACTTGCCGACTCATCTGGGGGAAATCGATGGCGAACTCTACATTCCAGGAAAGACTTTCCAAGAGTCTTCTGGGGATATTCGCAGTAGCCGCGTTTCCCCTGATGCTGTGTTTCTTGTCTTTGATCTCCCTGGCTACGCTTCTTCCTTCACCGAGAGGTATCTGCACATGCTTCACACGTTTCCGCCGATGCACGAAGACGGCCCGCCAGTAAAATGCGTCGGTCATCACGAAGTGCATTCTTCTGCGGATATTAAGGACTACCTCGACTGGGCCCTGCGGTGGGGTTATGAAGGTCTCGTTCTCAAGACCCCTAACTACGCTTACCAGAGGAAACGGTCTTGGGACTGGATGAAGCTTAAGCCCTCGGACACCGCGGATCTTGTAGTCGTCGGGGCATACGAAGGCGAAGATAAGAATGCCGGCAAGCTCGGCGGAATCACCGTGCGGTACGGTCATAAACTAGTGAACGTCGGTACCGGGTTTAGCGACGAACAACGCGCCGAGTTCTGGCCGAACTTTGAGCCTCTCTTGGGTAGGGTGGTCGAAGTTGAATTCATGGAAGAAACTGACGGCGGATCTCTCAGGCACCCAGTATTCAAGGGCTTCAGGTATGACAAAGACTCCGGAGAGTAACCGGGTGCGTGAGCGGTACGACTCTGTGGTTAGCCATGCTGACCGTCTTGCCGCTCGCATTGGGATGGCTAAGATCATTAAGGACTTCCTGGTAAGCTGTGGGGCCTCTGCCAGGAGGTTTGATAATACCGTGTTTGTTAACCATTCTAACGGCGCTATAGTTAAGATAACTATAACGACCTTGGGTAAGGGCTATAAATGAACTGGACCCAGCCTTCTATAACGCGTCGAGCTTTTTTGAATACGAGTATAAGCCTTTTCTTCGAAAACTCGTTTTAGATATAGTTATGCGCGAAAAAAGGCTATATAAACTAAATAAGGAAGAAAGTCGTGACCCGAACAATACCGTTACATGACTACCAGATACGGGCTATTCGTGCTTGCAAGGATCTCAAGACTCTGTTTTTGGCTATCGATCTTGGCCTCGGTAAAACACGAATTGCCATAGAAGCAACTAAGGACTTACCATTACCAACCCTGGTAGTGGCACCTCTTCGTGTTACATACATGACCTGGCCAGATGAACTCAAGAAATGGGCGCCTGAAAAGAAGTTCTTTATTCTCCACGGCCCCGACAAGAAAGACCTTGTCAATTACACGGCAGACTACTACCTGATAAACTATGATGGCCTTAAATGGTTCTTTCAAGAGATCAAGTCTGGTAACCGTAAATTTAACTTGGTGCTTGATGAATCGTCTTTTATCAAGTCGCCTAAAGCCATGCGGTTTAAAATGCTTCGAGCCAACCTAAAACGGTTTCCGACGTATAGGTTGTGCTTGTCTGCTTCCCCGTCTCCTAATGGTCTGCAAGATATATGGTCTCAGTACTATATGCTTGACGAGGGCAAACGGCTGAACTCGTACTTTGGTCACTTCAGAAGTCTCTACTTTAACTACTCAGGTCCGCCGCTTTACAAGATGTCACCGCGAGCGGGAGGGGAAGCGGCTATTAAAGCTAGAGTCCAAGACATAACCTTCAGACTAGACGGCTCTGACTACAATAAGATGCCGCCACTCACAACGAACATCATACAAGTAGAACTAGCACCTCCAGTAATGGAGCAGTACAAGCTTTTGCAAAAAGATTTCTATCTGAGTCTAGCGGAGGAGAAGGCTGTTACTGCGGTTACTGCTGCGACTTTATCTATGAAACTTCGGCAGTTTATACAGGGGGCCATTTACAATGACGATGGCGACGGTAATTATAGCGTTATCCATAGTGCCAAGGTACAGGCTTTACGAGAGCTTCTTGAAGGATCCGCCGGACAAAGTATTCTTTGCCCTATACAGTTTAAGTTTGAACTAGAAATTCTTCGTAAAGCCTTCGGCAAAAATATTCCAGCGATTGCTGGAGGGGTCAACGCTAAGGAGTCTTTACAGATTCAGCAGGCTTGGAACCGAGGTGAGATACCTCTGTTATTGTGCCATCCTGCCTCTTTGTCTCATGGCCTGAATCTACAGCATGGCGGTCACATCGTGTGCTGGTTTGGCTTAACCTGGAATCTTGAGCACTACCAGCAACTGATAGGCCGTCTCAATAGGCAGGGACAGCAGAACGGTGTCATAGTACACCATATCATAGCAAAGGGTACAATAGACCAGCGCGTACTTAAAGCTCTAAATGCTAAGGGCGCCACGCAAAGCTCCTTCTTGGATAGCATGAAAGCCCTAGCTACTGAGTACTTGAACAAGTAGCAAGAGGCCCCTTGCGGGGCCTCTTTTATTTCTTGGCCAGCTTAGAGGCTACCGATTTGATTCCAGTTGCCGCGCTAGGAAACAGCTTGTCACTGCTTCTAGCCACCACGTAAAAGGACCCAAACCACTCTGCCATTCCAACTACGGTTTCGAACCGTGCTTCGTTTACGGTATCGCTGGTGAAGGTTGCCACAATAACAAGCAGTACAGAAGCCAGGAAAGTGAGCGGCCGCACGTTCTTAGACAGCCAAGAGTTTGAGCTCATGTCCGTCTCATGACGCTTAGTACGCTCCTGCTCCTGTTGCACGTCAAAGTTATACGCCATACGCTGCAGTTCAGTTTCATTTTCCATCTGAAACTGCAGGAGCTTCAGTCGGTCTTCACTGCTAACGCCAAGGCCAGGCTGTGTCGGATCAATATCAACACCGGTTTTTTCTTTGACAAATTTACAACCTTCCTCGATACCCTTGGAAAGTAAGGCCTTACCAAGGGTGCCGAGGCCCCACGCGGCAAGAGTCGCAAGCATTAGTTCCCTCCGATTTTCTTGACCCACTCTGTCGTGTATGACAGAATAAGTAAGCCTAGGCCGCCGATAGCCGTTATAGTCAGTGATCCTACTATAGTGAGTATAAACTTGCTGCCTACTAAGTCGCTGAGTTTCATGCGCTTATCCACCCAGCCATGGTGCTTGCGGATTACCTCAGCGCCCCTGTCTATGCTGCCGTTTCCGAGGTCTTTAACCATTCCGACTACGTGCTCAATCTGTCGCACCTCCTGGTCTTCAAATTGGAATCGACATTGATGCAGCACTTTTTCGGCACCCCGCACTGCCGCACGCTCGATAATCTCTTCGAGCTGTACGACAGTGAGGGTGAGTTTAGGTTCGAGGACCACTGGGCTAGTCCTACTCGGGAGTCTGAACCGCCGCCGCAAGCTTCTGCGGGTCGATGTCAGTGGGCTTGACGATCAGCCCGGTCAGAGTACACCGCCACAAGCCCATACGGATGTGGGCCGGGTGGAGGCCTTCCTGGGTCAGACAACCGCTAGGATACGGCGGCTCAGGGTGGAGAGGACACACGAAAACAGACATGGCTTTGACCTCCTAGGTCAGCAGGTTGAGGAGATCGACATTGAACTCCTCTATGAGAGCAAGACGCTGCGCTGAAATAGCTTGCCGCGAGGCCGCCTCATTTGGCCCTCCTGTGTGGAGAGCCGCGAGTAAAAGTTTATCAAGTGCGTCGTACTTACTCTGGTAGACAGCCTCCAGTTCTCTGATGGCGGCATCAAGAAGCTCGTCAGGCGTCGGCTCGGGCGCCGTGTCGCTCCAGCCGTCGGGCAGCGGCCCGAGCTCGGTGACGGTCGCGGGCTGGCCGTCTACCCAGCCCTGGCGGCCCCGATGGTCCTCTGCCAGGGTCCAGGCGGCGCCGGACCAGGCGGCGGCCAGCCCCTGGGGCGCGGCGGGCGGGGCCTGGGTGGTCGCGTGGGCCGGGATGAGCCAGCCGCCGGGCACCAGGGGGTCAGGTCGGGCCTCACTCTCACCGAGGTATTCCCGGGTTTCCGGGTGGTAATGATACAACTGCATACCGTTCTCCTAGTACTTGATGATGAACATGAGCGCGACGTTGCGCGGGCGCGTCTCGCTGGCCGTACGGGCCACCGAGGAGGCATCCAGCGTCAAGGTCTTATGGGTCCAGGACGTTCCGCCGTTGATGATGCCGCTCTGCGTCAGTGTGGCCGCAAAGGCCCCGCTTGCAGCAGACGCCCCGGACATCACAACGCCGGTGACCGCCCCCGTGATGTTCTGCAACGCGTCGGCCTGCGCCGAGCCGAGCGCCCGCCCGGCGTCGACGCCGCGCCCGTGGTCCCACCCGCGCACGAACTCGCCGCGCAGGTCGGGCAGGTTGAAGGTCGTGCTGCCGTCGCCCGCGCCGAATGCCGTGCCGATGGCGGCGTACAGCGCCGCGTAGGCCGTGCGCGAAAGGGCGGCCCCGTCGCACTCCAGGTAGCCCTCGGGCGGGGTGCTGCCTGCGAAGGCCAGCACGGTGCCCGGGGCCACGACGCCCAGCCCCGTCAACGCACTGCCGTCCACCGCGGGCAACTTCCCTTCTTCGTCCAGTTGCACCACGTTGCCGGGGGCGGTGCCCACGCCCTCCACAGCCGCCGTACCCAGCCCGAGTGAGTCCCTGGCGTCAGAAGCGGAAAGGTACTCCATCCCGGACTCATCGACCTTGGCAAACAGGGGTTTCCCTCCGTTCCCGCCAATGGTCGGTATGCCAGCGGAGGCAAGAGCAACCTCCGTGGCAGCCTGGGCGTCTTCTGCTGCTTTCTGGGCGCCCTCAGCAGCACCCTGGGCGGCTAGAGCATCAGAGGCTGATTCTTCAGCAGCTACAGCTGAAGCCGCGGCAGAAGTCACGGCTTCAGCTATATCGTCCCATGTAATAGTCGGACCATTGACGTCAGCTTTGAAACACCTGTCAACAGTTTCTTGAATCACTTGTATAAGACGAGTAAGCTTGTCATCAGCTTTCTCAATCTCAGTAGTATCAACACTCCTCTGGTTAGCCCAGCTCTTTGTTTGGGTAATAGGCTCTCGGCGTTCGATCCAAAGTCTATCGGTGCCAGGTACCTCTACGTTAGTAGTAACGGTACCTGAAGACCCGAGTCCACCTGTTACAGTGTAATCAACGTTAAGAACAAGAGTTGTAAAGACCCCCGTGCTTATGGTTTCTTGACGAACCAGTAGGTCATCCGCTGACCAGAAGGTCCACTCGGTACCGAAAGGCCCGGTAGAGTCTGTGCCTATGTACGCCTTAGGCGTATAGTTATCAGCCTGCATTTAGTTGTCCTCCGATAACCGTTCCCAAGTTCGAAGTTGGTTCTTTACCATACGTGACACCGGCACACCTATTACGTAAGACGCGGTGTCGAAAGCCGCCCAAGCGAGCCACTCAGCTCTCTCTGGGTCTATCTCACCGTCTTCGAGCAACTCATCACCTGCTTTCCATCCATGAAGGATAAGGCGTGTAAGTGCCTCTGGTCCAGCAAAAGCAGGCGAGCCAAAGAGTCCCTTGCCGTATCCAACAAGACTTCCAAGCTGTCTAGAGAAGATGCGCCCGCCAAGGTAGAAGCTAGCAACACTTCTAAGAAGTTCCGCTGCATGAGATTCTTTATCATCATCGTCATCTACCCCGAATACGAGCATAGATGGAAGCGCAATAATGTAGAATTCCATAAGCGGCTGGAGCAATTGCTCATACCACACATAGCGTGCGAACTCTTCGGTGCTCATCTTGCCGTTCCGCCAGGCATTCCAGTGGTATTTCGACCTGGAGCCATATTGCATGGACCACGAGGAAAACATAGTGAAGAGGCGCATGAAGCTCCATCGTCTCTGTACCCGCGACAGCCCGTAAATGTCCATAGAGCCCTGCGTGGACTCGATAACTTCGTCAGCGTCAAGCTTAGCGCGTTCATGGGACTTCTCTTCATCCCATCCAAGAGCGTCGTATTTTCTACGAGACTTGTTATATTGGCCTAGCCAAGAGGGGATTGACACCGCCATTTCAAAAGCTCGGAGACCATAGAACCCGAATTTCTCCACGTCCTTCCACGAGATAATGCGGCCGTTAATCTCGACTTCAACGCCTTGTCTAGACAATCCTCGAGCAGACTGCTTAGCGTCGTAGTCGCGGTAACCAGCACGTTCTCTCATGTACTCAGACATCTCGTAGACCATGTCTCGAGCTTTCAGCGGGTGCTTAAGCGCAAACCACATTGCCTTAAGCATATCTTCGGTCCCGACTTCTTTAGTGGCCGGCCATATAGCTGGCAGCTGGCGAGCCATAGAAGTCAGTCTGAAAGCAAGGCCATTCAGCGTTCCTCGGTTGACGGCCCACTTCCAGAATCGGTCCCCTTGTTCCTGTAACCCTTGGTCAGGCCTGCCGATATCAATGAGGAACTCGCGAATTTGCAGGTAGGCCTCTCGGCCGAAAACTCGGGTGAAAGCATCACGCCATTCTTTGACTCGAGTGTATCTGTCAATGTCACGTATCGGTATCAAGTGGGTAATCATGTGACTGACATCATCGATATGCCGCAGCAAGATACTTGTATCGAGAAGCGGAGGTAACCGTGTGCCAGTTCTGCTCTTGGTAAATTCCAGGTTAACGGACGGGGCCTGATAGGCGTTGAGCCTATGAAGCTTAAGGTCGCGTTCCTTGGCTAAACTATCAGCTTCGTTGATGTATGCGTGAGCAACGGCAAGAGGATAGAAACCACCTCTAAATTCACCGTACTTAGTAGTGAAAGACTGTGGTTCTACTCTCTTTACCGGGGTGCCAAAAGCTTCAACATGTACTTTATTGATAGCATCGTACAAGTCATCCAGGATGTCCCAGATAGCTTGTACAGCCCGCATTTCTTTTTCAGTCAAGAAGTTCCTGAGAGCCGCGACCTGCTGGTCAGGTATGCCCCAGCCTTCTTGAAGAGCTCGCAGGTTGCCCGCATTACCAGTGTTGAGTACTGCAGCAATCAGCTCGTCGTTTGTCCACTTAGTACGGTTATCGACAATACGAATCGCCTCAGGCAGAGGTACGCCAGGAATGTCAAACTTCTTGCCCAGTTTCTTATGCCTCTCAAGTCTACCATGAAACAGGTCTTTGAGAGCCACATTAAGCTGGTCAGTGATCTTACGAGACAGAACTAGTTTGTCGTTTCTAGCCCGCTTGATTCGCCGTCTGAAATACTCGGCATTAGGCCCGTCATCATTGTACCCGTCCATAGCTCGAGTTACGAATTCAAGAAGATGGTCTTGGTCGGCGCGGTAGCGCTCAAACTTCTTTGAGAAGAACTGAATCAAACTACCAATACGCGTGTCACCTGACGCTTGCGTCCGGGCAGGCAGGTCAAGCATAGGCCGGCTAGCAATGTCAGCAATGGTATGTGATTCGATATACTTGCCGTCGATAAAAACTTTGCTAGCTCGCGAACCGAGTGTCTTAAGCGTGCGCAGTAAGCTAGTTACTTCTGTGAATTCTTCAACGGTAAGTTCTTTCCAGAAGAGCGGGGTGTTGTTGTCAACCAGCCAAGCCCCGAAAGCCGCTTCGTACTGGACCGGCGAGTTTTCATCCGTGAAAGATATGAGGTCAGTGAGCGGAGTGTGAACGTGCTCCGCTGACTGCTCTTTAGGATTAAACGCGCCGGTCAAGCCAAATCGTCTAACCAGGCGTTCTATCCACTCTCGATGAGCAAAGTTAATGGCCTTAGACTTTTGCCACTTACGTACGAGGTGTATGGTCCTATCAGCTTCCTTACGGAACTTGACCATCTCGGTAACGGTTATCTCAGCCAGAAGCTGGTACTTACGAGCCTCTAAAACTTCAGCCCAGTTTTCTCTGATGCTGGCCCGCACGGCCTTGTCTGCGTGCTTACGAGCCAGAGCTATCGTTTTAGAGATAGACTTAGGCACGTCTTTGACAACCATCTGACTGACAAGCTTCTTGGCGTACTCCCGCAAGTATTTGATGTTGCGGTCCTTCATCCACTGAGTAAGCGGAAGCAACGCGGTTCTTTTCTGTACAGCGGTTTCTGTTTTAGCCTCTTTGGCTTTTGCTAAAGTCTTGTTAAGCTTTTCAATCTTGGCCTTAAGCAGTTTAATAGCATTACTATCTTGGGTAGCCGCGGCTTCGAGCTTTTTGAGCTCTTCTTGCAAAGTCTCAAGAGAAGCGGTGATTTCGGCGATGGCTTCTTCACTAGCAGCTTCTTTCTTTTTAAGGACTTTAAGAATAGCTTTAATCTCAAGCTCGATAAGCTCAGAACTGCTTTCGCTAAAGGCGTATTCACCAGTAGCCATGATGGAGTTAATGTGCTCCATCTCATGCTTAGATACGTAGTCTGCGATGAACTCGCTCTTGGTAAGGCGCTTAGATAAGGCCTCAACAAAGTCATCGAGAATGTAGGTATTCGGGAAAAGAATATTGACTTCCCGAATCATTTCATCAGGAGTATACCCATTCTTTTTAAAAATGTCCCCATGGCGCTCGAGACGCGCGACTATCTCAGGTCCGTATTCATCAAGGAAAGCTTCTCTGTTGAGGCCGCGCCCGTGCTGCTTACGCCGCCATTTTCCGTTCTTATTGCGGAACCATCCGGTCGCGAAAAGAATATCAGCGGCCGGCAGTTTTTTAGCTTCGAGCTCTTCTGCTCGCTCAACAGGTGTTCTGCCCCAGAACTCACCACGGATCAGCCTATCCAGGAAGTCGTAGAACGGGTCATTCTCGACTATAGTCTTAGCCTGCTCACGCCATGTTGCTTTAAGCTTTCGCCACCTAATAAGAGTAGCAGCGGTCAGGTTTTCCTTTGCGTGTTCATCAGCTTCACGCTTTTTATCTTGCAGCTTTTGCAGTTCTTCGGGTGTCATATCCTTGGTAAGCGCTTCGCTATCAAGGACTGATTTTCCACGCGCCGTGTTCTTGAGTTTCTCGGTTTCTATTTCAGCAGCAAGAAGTCTATCAAACACCGATCGAACGTCGTCGTTAAGCTCGACGTTCAGAAGACGTACAGTTTTGTAAATATCAGTAAGCCATTTCTTGATATGCCTGAAAGCTTCTTTAAGTGAGTTAGAAGGCGCCTTACCTTCGCGCAAGTACCTCTCAAAGCCTCGCGCGAACATTTCGTGTTTAGCAACTCGCCTAACTTGTTCGAGCTCGTTAGAAGTGAGCGAGTCCAGCTCTCTTCCTTTGAACTCGTCATTTTGACGGAGCCCGCTGTTATAAAAAGTCTCCAGGGCCTTTTTGTTGTCATATCGGCTAAGCCACTTGTCTATCACCTTTTGGTCGTCTTTGATCCATTGTGCAGAGCCCTCAAGAGACGCGAGTTCGTCAAGGGCTTCCTTCATGATATGCCCGACTTCATGGAAGAAGGACGACAGATCATGCGACTCATAAAAAACCATAGTCGCTTTATGAGTTGCCTCGTTAAAAATTACCTGGGCTTTGTACGCGCTTTGGTAGAACTCTTTTATTACGCTGATCGTGCTCTCGTCGAATATCACGTAGTTGTACTTCTTTTGGCCTCTACGGCGGCGGGTGCTACCATCAGCGTAGCGAATACCGACAAAACCGTACTTAGCAAGCGTAAGCGACGCGAGCTTTTTAGCTTCGTTTTCTGAAACCTGGTTTTCCTTCTTTTTAGCGATTACTAGTAGCTTGTAAAGAGTTTTACCAGATTTGCTAGGTAAAGCTTCTGGCTCAAGAAAGTCTAGCTCGTTTTGAACCAGGTCTTTAATTTTTTCTTGGACTTTATCGGGTTGTTCGTCAATTCGTAGATCCCAATCCAGATACCCCATGCTTTCGTAGTCTGGGATATCTACCATGTAAGTCTGCCCCGGCACCTGCCGTGTAAGCCTGTCAGTA